AATTAATTGAATCAGTTGTGGAAATTGGTCACATTACGATTAAGCCACCAGTATTCAATGACAAAATGGAAATGACTAAACCACCGGTTTTTTCTGATTTATTTGCCGTCGATATTCTTTGGAAGGAAGATGAATTAGAATCGTTTGCACCGTTTAAAGTTTGGTGTCAGCCGGTTGGCATTCATTCCTTCGGTGCTTCCATCGATGCGGATTATATCGAGGCTTACAACGCACAAAAGAAGAAGTAATGGAACAAAATCAGCATCCTTTAGGGGTACTTTCTTTATTTATGGGTGGAATAACTGCTATTATTTCTTACACGAGTTTGTCCTATTTAGTCGGTATTATATCGGGTTTATTTGCCATTGCATCGTGTAGTTTTGCGATGGTTTATTATTACAAACAAATAGTAAAATTAAATAAGGATGAAAACGCTAATAGATAATATTCACGAGTTTTTTAAATTTAAAGATGAATTTTCGTCGGGCCGATTGGTGTTTATCCTTGGTTCCCTAATTGTATTTGGAGTTTACATTTACGACTATAAAAACGGCGGAGTACAAAATATTGTAATGTCAGTGCTTGGATATTCCTCAGCATCCATAACTTTGTCTAAGTTTTCTAAAAACAATTCTAATGAAAATACTCCAAATAAGTGATTTGGGAATAAATTTAATAAAGAAATACGAAGGATTTAGGGCAAAACCTTATTTATGCCCAGCAAATGTCCCAACAATAGGATACGGATCGACCTACTACGAAGACGGAACCAAGGTAAAATTAACGGATCAAGCAATTACAGAACAAAGGGCCACGGAATTATTGAAGGCCCTTTTATCGTTATATGAAAAGGCCGTCGATTCTTATTGTGTTGATTCTATAAATCAATTTCAATTTGATGCACTTGTTTCCTTTGCCTACAATTGCGGTACCGGTAACTTGAAATCTTCAACTTTATTAAAGAAGGTAAACGCAAACCCAGGTGATCCATCAATTAAGAATGAATTTATGAAATGGAATAAGGGCCTTGGAAAAATACTTACCGGATTAACATTAAGAAGAAGTGAAGAAGCTAATTTATACTTTTATGAGATCGTTTAATCTATTTATTTTTGCTTTGATTCTTTTTGCAAGTTGCAAATCTACCAAGGTAACCAGCACCGTTGAAAAAATTCGAATTGATACAGTTCGTGATTATAAAGTAATTACAAAATTCAAACCGATTCACGACACATTAATCATTGAAAATGCTTGCGATTCTTCGGGCATTCTGACACGATTTTATTCGACCCTAACCATTCCGTCGGGCAGACTTACAATAAGGTCACAGAATGGCAATATTAAAGCCACAATTGATTTAGATTCAGTAGCGAATGTATACGATTCTAAATACAAGGCAAAATACAAAAACGAAGTCAAGTTTGTTGAAAAAATAGTGGTCAAAAAAGTGGTTCCATTATGGGCCATAGTTACGATTCTGATTCAATCGTTCATCATAATCTTATATTTCTATTTTAGGTTTATTAATCCATTCAGATAATGTCAATTCAGCACAAGATTGAAACGGTTAAAAATCATTTTTATAGTTCAAAATTAGGTAAGAAAGAGTTTTGTGAAAAATTTCATAATCAATACGGTTATGCTAATTGGGAGCAAATGAAAAAATTTATGAATGTCAATCACATTCTTCAAAGTGAGAGATCACAAGAATATCTTGAAGGTTCCGTAAAAATTCAAGATACCATAAATTACGACCTTGATTTAATCGATAATTTTGGAATTGCGGAATCCTTATCTAAAGAATATGAATCAGAAAAATTACCAAAAGAAATCAAAAAGGTTGGAATCCTATCAGATATACATTTCCCATATCATTCTTTAGAGGCATTAACTATTGCAATCCGTTATCTTAAAAATTCTAAAATTGATTGCTTGTATCTAAATGGCGACATTATGGATTTTTATTCTATTTCAAGGCACGAGAAAGATAAAGATCTTCGAGACTTTAAACGAGAGGTTGATATGTCCAGAGATTTTTTAAAAAAGTTGCGTGATCTATTCCCAACAATTCCAATATATTATAAATTAGGAAACCATGAACAACGTTGGGCCAGGTCTTTGCAGATGCAAGCGGATGAGTTTGCCCAGTTGCACGAATTACAATTCAATATCTTTTTTAACCTTGATAAATTGCAGTTCAATGTTATTGAGGATTGGCAAGGAATGGAAATGGGCGATTTATTGGTAGTTCACGGACACGAGCTTTATGGTGCCGGAGGTATTAATCCTTCGCAAAATTTAATGAATAAAACCTTATGTAATACATTGATGGGCCACGTTCATAGAACATCAACAACGCAAAAGAAAACGGCCTTTAAAGAGTTTATAAATACTTACACTACTGGATGCCTTACCGTATTATCTCCCAAGTATATGCCATTCTCCCAGCATAACAATGGTTTTGCCATTGTTGAAATTAATGAGGGAAAATCAAAAGTTTTTAATTTGCAGATAAAAGACGGAAAAATTTATTAGATTTGTTCATAAGTTGTTTTTCATAGTTTGTTTAGATAGGTTTAAAGTGAATAAAATCCCTGCTGATAATATTGGTAGGGATTTTTGTTTTGATTGAAAAAAAAGATAGAAAAGTTTTTTTATTCAAAAAGTTTTTGTACTTTTGATTCATCGAAAGCAACAAAGCATTCGAATAAACCTTTCAAACAATGTCAAAATTTAAAATTTCTTTTGAGGATGCACAAGAAAACGATGTGTATTCAGTTACAAAACAATTTGAGGATTTGCAAGAAGCTACAAAGTATGCCGAATTAATTTTGGCAACTACTTCTGATAATTGCATTTCTTTCAATATTTATCAATTTTAAACCTTATCAAAAAATGAAAAAATTAATGACTTACATCATCGAACGGCACCAGGAAGATCCTGAGTGTTTGTTTATGGCACTTGGCTTCATTATTTTCTGCACGGTGGCCTTTTTCCTATTGCCTTACTTTATCGTTTATTTAGGATGATTTGGCGGATGGCATTTCGGTATCACGGTACTGGCACTTATTTCATTACAATGAAATTTGAAGACCTTATTCAAGCAAATAAATATATTGCAAAGGAGGAGGCTAAAGAAAATTCTCAATTTTTAAACTTTAAACTTTTAAATCATTATGGAATTAACTAACAGTAACAATGCATTAGCATTATTCGACAACCAGTCGATTCAAGAAATGGGCAAGTTGGATATCACAACCTTGGCTCATTCAATCGGTGATCTTATTACCGAAAATGGTGGAGAGATTGTCAAGACCTTAGCCATCGCAACTAAGTACCAGCTTTTATTTTCAGAGATTGAAAAGAATCTTTCCAAGAATGGAGTGGATGAATTATTGAAGTACGATGGATCCAAGACCAATGCTTTCCGGGTGGAGTTGCAAGTTGCCGAAGTTGGTACACGATATGACTTTACTGCGAATCAGAAATGGAATGATCTTAATGAGCAGATCAATGCTTTGAAAGAAAAGCAGAAGGAAGTGGAGGCATTCTGCAAGGCTCTTAAATCTAAGACAATCACGGTCGATGAGGAAACCGGAGAATCATTTGAATTCTTCCCACCGGCAAAATCAAGTACAACATCAATTAAAAAAACCATCAAATAATTATGGAAAAGTTAGAAAAACGATTAAATGCGTTAAAGGCAGTTTTAGCTAAGTTAGGAATTGAAAATTTAGATTATCATCGAGTTTATGTCATTACGATGTACCCAGGTCACATTTGTATTCAAGGATATCATTCTGCTTCATTAATTAGTTTGATTAAGGATAGCTTTGACACATCAGATTTGTCTATAAATGAATGTGGATTTGTTGTAATTAATGTAAAATTTGAAAATGAAACATTTGAAATCATTTTAACTTAAATAAAAATGAAAAACCTGATTAAAAGTTTATCCGCATTTCAGAACGAATGCCCGATAATTCACAAAGACACGAAGGGACATAATTACACTTATGCCGACCTTCCTCAGATTTTTAATACTATTAATCCACTAATGAAGAAGCACGGTTTGTGCTTCTCTCAATTGCTGGAAAACGATGGTATTCGCACGATTCTCTTTCACGTTGAAAGTGGAGAGCAATTAGAGAGTTTCACGTTGATCCCTAAGGTAAAACTTGGAAATATGAACGATTTTCAAGCAATTGGTTCGGGTTATACGTATTTTCGGAGATACTGCATTTCTTCGATTTTGGGGTTAGTGACCGATAAAGATACGGACGCAGCCGGCACGCAAGTAGTAAAGCAAGTACCAGCAAAGCCGTCACCTAAAGCGGAAGTCAAATTGGAATTGAATGAATTTCAAGAGATTCAAGAGGTCATCAATGGTACCGGTACTATTGCCCAATTAACATCACTTTGGCTTGACCTTGAAGATTATTACAAGGAGATCCAAGTGGTCAAAGATTTATTTTCAAACCGTAAAAATCAATTAAATAAATAATGGAAAAGAAAGAAAAAGTATTCGCAAAGGGGTTCAATTTCAAGAAAAATGAGAACGCACCGGAATGGGTAGTCGGTCGATTATCCTTAAAAAAAGATGAAGCGATCGCCTTCATCCAAAGCCAAGGCAATGAGTGGATAAATCTAAACATTGCACGGGGCCAACAAGGTAATTTCTATGTTGAATTAGATACCTGGAAGCCTACCAACCAATTAAATCCTAGTTCTAATCAGTTGAGCAATATTCCACAATTTAACCCTGAGCCAAATGTCAGCAACGATCTCCCCTTCTAAAAATATAATGACGCAAGAGGATTACGAGAATACCTTTGCAATGTCTTGTTTCCTACACATTATGAAGTCTAATATGGCTTTAAATAATCAGACCAGGATTATCATAATGGATTTGGCTGCTCAACGAGTGGTCGAAGGCAAAATGTCAGAGGATTTTTTTAACTCATTATTCCCGAACGATGCTAATTAAGGAAATCGATAAGTATCAAATGACTGCGGACATATTAAACGGGAGGGGCATAAAACCCTTCTCGGCCCGCAGTTGGAACTGGGAAAATGTACGTTCAATTGCGTATTACAACCGTAAAAACGCAAAAGCCGGGTTTATGAAACGGCCCGATGTAATGGCAGTAATTAGAGAAGTCACAATTAAAATGCTCGAAGATGCAAGGGAAAGACAAACAGTCGATTGACAATGCAAATTTTTTGACAATGGTCGGCCTAATTGGATTAATTGCTTGCTGGGTGTTTTTCTTAATTTGTTTAAATTTTTAAACTTAAAATAAAATGAAAAAATTAATAATATTAATGATGGTAGTTTTATCATCTTGCGTGCGGTTTCCTAATGGTATAGATAAAATTAAGGGCCGAGTAAAGCATACTAAAAGTTTGCGAAACACCAGGCGAAACCTTCGATTGAATTACCATTATCATCAAACCAAACTTGGCAGGTTTTTTAATTTTGAAGTATGAAAGAACTAACCTTCAATGAGTGGCAAGACCACATCGCACGGCAATTAGAAGCCGATTATAACAAAATTTTTAACCAACCTAAATTACAAATAAATGAAAAGTTTTTTAAAATTCAACGAAGAAAATCCAAAAATTTACGAGGAGTTTCAAAAGATTGCGTGCATTTACATTTCCAGGGACAAAGTAAGGATTAAGGCCGATATGATCTGCGAGATTATTAGGTATCAATTAATGAAAGATTACAATGATGCCTACAAATTTATCAATTATTTTGCCCAAGATTACGGAAAAAAATTTGAAAATGATTTCCCTCAACACGTTGGAATCTTTACAAAACGATTGGTAAATTTTGAATTGGATGATTAATTTTTGTATATTTGTAACACAATAAGCCAAGACGGTGAGAGGTCTTGATTTGTTCTAAAGGTTATCATACCTAACTAAGCCAGTCTACTCTCTCACGTAGCTGGCTTTTTTATTTTTAATTTATGGCAGCATTTCGCAAAATTTCCGTTTCCTTTTGGTCGGATTCGTTTGTGGGGGATTTGACACCAGAACAAAAATATTTCTATTTGTATCTGATGACAAACGACAAGACAACCCAATGTGGCATTTACGAAACATCGATTCGGAAAATGTCTTTTGATACTGGTTACAATCAAGAAACAGTATTAAAATTAATTTCATTTTTTGAGGAACAAAATAAAATCAGGTTTTCAAAAGAAACCAATGAAATTGCTTTATTAAACTGGGTGAAGTACAATGATTCAACATCGCCAAAAGTTATGGCTTGTGTTGAAAAAGAGCTTATAAAGGTCAAAAATAGAGTATTGATAGAGTATCTATACAGTATGGATACACATCCACAAGAAGAAGAAGAAAAAGAAGAAGAAAAAGAAAAAGAATACCAAGAAGAAAAAGAAGAAGAAAAAGATCCTTTTTACATTCCTACGGAACGTGACCTTCTTTTTAATAAGTGGTTTGATTATAAAAAACAAAAACGATCCAAGTACACAAAAATTGGTATGGATCAATTGTTTAAAGAATGGGAATTAGTTGGTAATTTTGAATTAGAAAAAGCGATTAATCATTCGATAGCTAATAATTATCAAGGGTTATTTGCACCTAAAGAAAATAAACCTTCCATCAATTCAGAACCGGCACCTGGTAAGATGACCAAAAATCTTAATCAAATGCAAGAAATACATAACGAATTTATAGAACAAATGAAAAATGGAACTTATACAAATCCCTTCATCCGGAAGTAGTTTAGACAAATACTCCCAACCGATTCTTGCAGATAGTAAGATGACAAAAAGCGAAATCATTATTTACGATGCCAGTACAAAACAAAAGATTATGTACTTGTCAGATGAGGAAAAAATGAGGATAGCAAATACCATCATTACGATGGTAAAAGTTCGGCTAAGCCTAAAGGATAGAGCCAAGCACGAGGATGCAGTTGAAAGCCAAATGATTTTTAGCGATCTAAATAAGTTTGATTTCTTAACGGAAGCCGAAGTTTTATTGGCCCTTGAAAATGGACTTGATGGAAATTATCTTAAAGAACACGAATCGAATGTGTTTTGGAATCCTTCCAATTTTATGCTTTGGATTAAGCGATATTTGCTTGAGAAGAACGATGTAATGCGGAAGGTTACAAATGCCAAGCCAGCGGATTACATTCGATACACTCCAAAGGATGAAGAAATAAAGCAGCAAGGAATACTTTGTGCTAATGATTATGCTGATCTTTATGCAAGGACAAAGGACGCAGATAGAACATTCAAATATCCAGCCGGTTTGAATTTCCTTTATGATCTTGGTGTTCAATACGGATGGCTTCATTTGGATGTGGAAGTGATAGATCAAATTAAGATGTCCGTGGCACCAAAGTTTTTACATTTAGTTTCAAATCCAAAAGATGTTTTTGAGCATACGGAATTTATTTGGGCCTATAAAGCTGAATGTTACAAAAGGTTTATAAAAGACCTGGTTACGTTTGAAGTACGGATTGATCCAAATGGAAAAATTAAACCTATAAATTGACAATTTGATTAATTAAGTAAAGCTAAAGACTGATAATTATCATAC